GACAATGGCAGCTGCAAAATCGAGCGTGGCACCTGTGGCACCGTCTGCTTCGCGGTACCAGTTGAAGATTTCACCACTGGTGTCTTTGAGGGTTTTGGCTAGGCCCTGCCTACCGATTGAGTCAACAAACTTTTGAATGACAGGCAATATGCGAGTCTGAATGAAAGTGACCATTTTTTCAAAAATTGGCAATAGGGCATAGCCGATTGACTCTTTGGTTTCGTTGATAGCCACTTTGAGACGGTCCATACGGCCCTGAAACGTGTTGGCTGCGGTACTAGCACTACCTGCATAGGTTTTGCCCAATGCTTGCAAAATGTCGTCAAGGCTCTTTTGGTCTTTGACCATTTGCTTGACTTCGGGCGACAGACGCGCCAGCGCGCCCATGTTCCCACCCAGGGCCTTAGAAATACTGTCGGTCACCTGGCTCAAACTTTTGCCACTGCCCTTGGCAATATCTAGCGATAATGCAAGCAATTTCTGTGCCTTAGAAACATCCTTAGTGCCCCTGACCAACTTGGACAGTGACGGTCTAAGTTCGTCGTCGGCCACGCCGTTAGCCAAAGACATTTGCAAAATAAAATCTTCCGTAGCTTTGACCTGGGCATCAGTTGCTCTTGTCGTGACTTTCAACTGTCGCGCCAACAACGCAGCAGATTTTTCATCCTCTGCGGCTGCCATCGCAAACTTTGCGCCGGCAACGGCGAGACCACCCAAAGCAAGACCGACAGGTAGCAATGCTGATTTCAGCGCATTGCCTACCTTGGCACCTGCTTTTTCTATTTCGCCAAATGCTTTTTCTGCTTTTTTGATTCCGCGTGAATCGAAATCTGTGATGATTGGAATATTGATTGCCATTAGTTTTTGACCTTTATATTGCGTCCAACAGATCGCATAATTTTTTCTACCAACCGGCGCAGTTCATATTGCATGTCTGGTCCTGCCTGATCGTAAGCACGCCACATGGCGCGAGATGGTGCGCCGTAACGCTCACCCAAAACTTTGATCATTTGGTCGCCAGCCTTTGAATTTGATTGACCACTGGCGTCAAAAAGCACAGCTGTTTTATCGGTCCAGCGAATACCAAATGCGGCAAGGTTTTTTGTATACCCACCGATTGTGCGTGGGCGTTTGCCGGACACGTATGGTTTGATTCGGTAGCCAGCTGCACCGTTCACCCATGGCAATAAGGCACCGCCAAATCTGCCGTACTGGTTACGTGGCGTCCATGCTCGATACCAGCCAGACATTGGCGCACGAAATGGCACAAGGAATTTTGCTTCATTGACAATTGGCGCAACAATGTCTGCATATTCATGGGTAATGCGACGGCGCAACTGTTTGTCAATTGAATTCAATTCGGCCAAAGCAGATTTGACGCCTACAACTCTGATGCTTGCCGATGTCGTCATTTTGATTGTTCCTTCAATACCCTGGCGACCGTTTCTAGATCGTCAGTGTCAAATGGTACATCGGGTGGCCACCAATGAACGGCAACCAGTAGTTCTGCTAAGGCTCTGCGGTAGGTACCGCGACCGTAGGGTTTTCGGGGCCTGCGTCTTCGGGTTCGATGTTGATCACCTGGTCCAGGTAGTCATCAAAAACAATTGGCACTGTGATGCCGGCACGCTTTGCCGATTCGTATGCCAGGTACGCAAGCCATTCGATGTGGATGTCGCCAGCCAATTGGCCAGCACCGATTTTGTATTTGCGTTCAAATGCAACGATGGATGCCATGGTCGTGGTGACCGTGTATGAGCCATCTACGGTTTCAACATTCAGTTTGATTCTCATGTCGGGATTCCTTTTTTGGTTGAGACTAAACGACAGCTGCGGTGTAGGTTCCACCACGGAATGTGATGTCGATAGAACTGATTTCGCCCAAAGTTGCATTGATTACTGGCAATGATTCAAGGTACGTGTTGGTCAAAGTGAACGCAGGGTTGGTTGCGCCAGTTGATGCAGATGTTGGCTTGACTACCACTGTGGTGGCTGTGCCAACAAGTGTTGCAAGCGTTGCGTAGGTTTCTGATGCGCCGTAGGTCATGTACAGGCTGACGGTCAATTCGTTGTCTTCGATTGTGGCTGAATACACGCGAGCTGTATTGCCAAAGACTGTGGTGTCCTGGGCCGTATTGGTACGAGTCAAGGTTGCAGCTGTGGCAAAGCCGGTTAGGGCCACACTGTTCACCGTGACGGTTGGGTTTGAAAGATATGTGCTAGTTGCCATTACTGGTTCTCCTCTGTTGGTTCTGTTTTAGCAGATTTTGGGGCTTTGTTGTCGGACTTGATGAAACCACCCCAAATGAGTGCATCAACATTGATGCCTTCATCTGGCACAAACTCTTCGCCTGGTGTCCCAACAAGTTCGCTGATAATGGTGTATTTGTTCATGATGTTTGCACTTTCATTTTGATAGTGAGATCGTAGGCGGCCAAATCTTGACCACCGATGGAAAGGCTAATGGGTCGGCCGTCTGTTACTGCGACACCCTTATTGAGTAGTAAAGCGCAGCTTGCCAAGACGTTGCGCAAAGCATCAAGATTTGCAGGGCCGATGGTGATGACACGTACCGGCACATCTAGTTCTGCGATGTTTGCGTTGTATGCAATAAACGTGGGGGCATCAATAAAGACGCATGGCGGGTTTATGTCGCGTGGATCGGTAACAACGCGCAAATTGGTAATGGTACCCAGGCTGGTTGCCAAGTCATCGATACCTTCATTGAATAGATCGGTATAGGCCATTAGGCGACCTGTGGACGATTGATGCCAAGTAGTTGCATGACCATTGGCGTAATCCCATTTGCTGGTGGTGTTCCCATGCCATCAAAACTGGCCAGATTGTTATATGAACCGCGCTGACGGAAATATGCCGCACCAATCATGATGGTGCCCAAAAGAACGTCACCTGATGGCACAGTTGTTTGCGAATCGGCAAGATAGCCGGCTTCTAATCTGCGACGATATGCAAAGGCGTTTGCGGCAGCTGCGCATCGCGTCAACAATGTTGCATCGTCTGTGCCGGTCAATGTCAAGCCCAAATAACTTTCAATCATTGCCGTCGTTACCCAGGTGCAGGAAACAGTCCACGTGACTGTTCCTGTGGCCGTGGCAATGCGATTGACGTCAGATGCGGTCTTTGCAAACAACACCTGATTGGCAATAGGCACTTGGCCATCAAACAGCAAGTTGCCTTCGGTGTCTGTGCCTGTGTAGAGGTATTGGGGCAAGGCATACACGGTGTATGTGCCATTGAAAGTTGCATCGACAGATGCCACCGTGATGCTTTGCCCAACCTCGATATCGCTATCGGTCAGCAGTGTAAGCACTGCGTAGTTGTCAAGCAGTTGCTTGAATGTGACTGTATAGACCGCCATGGGCTGTCCGCCCTTCGGGTTATGCCTGGGTGATCTTGCGGATCATGCTTGATACCGCAACAAACGTTGAACAGTAAGCATGAACGCTGAACAAGCGCGAAAGCGTTGCAGGCTGATCAACTGACATAATCCCGCGCATGTCTTCGTAATACTCAAAAGCTTTGCTTGCATTTGTGATGATCATGGTCTTTGCCGCGAAGTTGCTGTCAACGACAATTTCCAAACCGAGTGGGTTTGAGCCGGTCCATGTGGTTGCATTTCCGCCACCCAATGCGTTCTGTCCTGCAAGGCCAGGTGATCCCAAGTATGGGAACACTGGGCGGTTTGAACCGTCAACAAGCTGTCCCATTTGACCCCAAACATCAGGTGACACAAAAATTGTGTCAGGGAAGAAGTTGGTGCCGCGTGATACGTCAACTGCTGCATCGTAGATCGACTTCATCAAGTCAGTTGTGGTTAGGTCCCACACACCTGATGATGATGCGCCTGCAAGCAATGCGTCAGCTGCAATGTCGTCAGTCTTCAACATCAGTTCCCCAACAAGGTCATTCAGAATTAGTTCCATCGCGCCAGGTGAAGTGAAGTCAACATCTTGGCGGGAAAGGCTGACCTGACCGGCCACGGTTGTCTTGCTAATAGTGTTGCTTGCAATGACCATTGTGGTTGCTGACACTGCGTCAAACTCTGCCGATTGTGCAGCTGCACTTGTGTGAGTCGTAATGGTTGGGCGCACGAATGTCTTCTGTTGTCCGCCATCCGGATACGCACGTGCGCCCAGGCGGTTGACCACAGGCCTCACGAAGTTGATATTTTGCACCAATGGACCGAGCACCGGAACAGGTAAGAGGCCCGGCGTGTTCGTGGTAGCCACATCGCCAGCTGCTGCTTGCAATGCGGTCTGATTCTCTGATTGCCATTCGGCTACGGCTGCATTTACTTTTGCAAACGTGTCGCCACCGATGTGGTAACTGGCCATCCAGTCGGCAGCAGACGGAAGTGCAAACTTGCGCTTGGCCTGTGCAGGAAGTGATGGTGTAGGGATTGCTGCGGCCTCGATGGCTTCTGCTGGTGCTGGTGTTGCTTCCACTTCGGTTGTCTCCTCGACTGGTTCTGTGGTTTCTGGATTTGTGTCGGGATCTGTTTCCGCTGACGCGGCCACATCCGTGATGGTAGCACCACTGAATGCAGGAATGGGGACAAGTGACAATTCAAGCCAATCGGCTGCGGTGACGGTCATGCGACCGTCTTTGTCTCTTGTCGCAGAAATGATGTTGACGCCTACGGATACATCCATGACGCCATCGGCTGCTAAGACCAATGCTTCGTCGCCTAGATCGGTGCGACTAATTTTCATGCTTGCAAGCATTCCTTCGGGCGTGTCAATTCTTTCGGTGACGATGCCCACTGGTTTTGATGCGTCGTGATACATGAAGACGCGTGGTGCTTTGCCGTCAATTGGTAGCGACCCTGGCAAGAATTGCACTTCGGTGCCATCGCTAACAGTTGCGTACTGGTTATATGGGACCGCTATGGCGTCAATGCGGCGTTCGCCTGTGGTGTCGCCTTCGGCTGCGGTGACTGTAATTCGGTCAGTTGTAAAACGGATCATGCAAGTTCCTCTTGTGTGTTTTCGGCTGGTTCATTGATGTTGATGTTTGAGTCCATCAGGATGGTTTCACCTAGATAGTCATCTACGTCAAACTCTACGCAAGTGCCGCGGGGAAGTATGGCATCTGACGAAAGGGTGCTTGCAATACATTCTGCAAACACTTTTGTGCCAAACATCCACATGTCCATGCGGGCCTGCTCTGATGACTGGTAGGAATATGATCCAGTTGAAACGCCCAATAAGTATGGCGGGATATTCATAAGCCTTGCGATATCGAGTGCAGAATAGTTTGCAGATTCGATTAGCAACATTTTGTCCGGTGTGGCACTGGTTGGTTCGTAAGTCAAAAACTCATTTAGCGCAGCTGTCTGATTTGACGCACGTGCAGCATTGAACGCTGATGCCAGGTCTGCCAGTTCGGATGCGCTCAAAGGTTCGCCACCTGTCTGCTTCAAAATGCCCGACGGAATCGCTGATGCCGCATTGCGCAAACGGCTGGCCTGAATCTCTAACGCTGTTTCAATAGTGCTTGCAGATGAATAGATTGCGCCTTGTACAGGGCTAATAAATTGCACCAAGTTCACAGGGTCAATTTCGCCACCCTGAAAATAAACCATGCTTGACGGTGCAAACCACACTGGGCCTGCCTGGTCGGTGGTTGTGATTGAACCGGCGGGCAAGCGTGTGAACGATGCTGGAAAGCCATCTTGTGTTCGGCTGGTGATGTACCAAAAGGCACGGCCAAAGAACAAAAGATCGTCAAGTGTCCAGGCCATCAGCGTTTCGTAAGGGATGGCAGGGTCGGGTCGGCCCAACCATGAACGTGGGGCTAGTTCGATTTCTTCCATGTCACGTTCGGTTTCGTTCCATTGTTTGCGATACATCTTCAAGCTCATGGCACTGATAACGGAACAGTGCAAATCGCGAGCACGGCTGACGGCTGCAACTTGCATTGCGCGGTTTCGCGCTTCGCCTTCCTGGTATGCGTAGTACTGGCCGATCATGCCGACGCCACCGTTGGTCGGTGCGTTGCCACCGTAGGTGCCACCAACGGCTGCTTGTTTTTCAACGGCAGGGCTGATTGCTGCTTTGTTCACTCGATTGAATAATGCCATGAGATGCTTTCGGTAGGTGGTGCCTGCCTGCCCGACACAGACAGACACCTAGCGTGAGTGTACTTACCCTGTGATGACCAGCATGGGTTTTGTTGCTTGCTTTGGTTTGCTGACAAGTGCCACGGCCCACGCCATGCACCGGCATAACTCGATCGGGCCTGGCGATTTTTGCGATGACAGAACAACGCCTTGCGCCGTTTTGGTAATGACCGCACGGCATACATGTTCTGCAAGCATTTTTTCACCGTTGTGGCGCACCTTGCCTTCAAGAATCATTGACCTAACAAGGCTAGAAAACCTCAGCAACTCGCCGTAGCCAACGGTCTGGTATCGACGTTGAAGATTCATGGGTAGATGGATTTCTAATGTTGGTGTGATGGCCAGCTGCACTTTTTGGTCAGCCATGATGCGTTCAATGTGTTCCCACATTTCATTTTCGGTTTGCACCACAAAGGCAACCTTGACGATGGATTGATTATCAACGACGGCTGCATGTACACCGACATAGCGCGCATCGTCAACTGATGAGTCAACGGCCAAGATAGACGGCACCCCAGTTGGGAAGTCTTCGGTGGTGATGTGAGAATCCCATTCGGCCGGCGTGATCCATGCGCCACGTGCGGACACCCAAAGGTTCAAGTGAGCGCGCAGGAATGAATCTTTTTTAGAGACAGACCGTAATGCTTGCAAAGTGATGGTGGTACCCAAAGCAGGGTTTGCCCAACGCCAATATTGTTCGTCTCGATAATCGACGCCTGGTGGCATAGACCATTCAGCAAAATACAATTGTCCACGTTCGCCGGCATCAATGTTGGCAAGTGCCTGTTCGCGTAACTGGATCATCGTCAAACTGGATTCGTCGCCGGCGGTAGATGCCATCCAAAGAAGTGGTGAGCGTCTGGCAATTTGCGATGGTCGCAAGGCGTCATCAATAACGGCTGAATCGATGTCCCAAAGTTCGTCAACAACGATTAGGTCGTGTGATCCACCGTGCAGGTTTTTTGTGGCTGCCCTGATAAGCCATTCTGATTTTCCTACGGTCACAGATTTACGGCCGACCGCGGCCATTTGTTTGCCACCAAATTGTTCGACAAGTACGTGTGCAAGTTGAGCGAAGATTGCTTCGGCACGGTCAAGTTTGTTTGCAACTGAAAGCACTGATTGTGGTTCGCCACGCAGCTGCGCATAGTCAGTCATCCACCAACCAATTAGCGCAACCAAGGCAACAGACTTGCCTTGTTGACGCGCTGTTGTGGTCAACGCTTCGCGAAAGGTCAAAGAATAAGGGTCGCCGGCATCGTCGCAAGTCAAGGCACCGTTGATGGCGTGAACCTGCCACGGCATGAGATCAACACTCATGTGACGCTTTGCCCAGGCCTGCACTAGTGGCCCAAAAGTTTTCCCCCCAACACCGATCGTTTCCAGTCGGGGTTGCTCACGGCCGATGTTTGCATCGCCTAAGTCGATCAGGCTAGTTCCGGCTAGTTCTGGCTGGTTCTCGAAAGATAAGACATTGCA